ATTATTGCGAAATGTGCTAGTTTAGGAAAAGAAAATTTTGACGATCCAGAGTTCGATTGGCTTAATAAAGTATACCAAGGTGAACATTTTAGACGAGCACATATAGACAGTGTAGATGCCAGAGACTCGAAAGGTTTGTATATGACTCATATATGTGTATTTCCAAAGTTTGACAATGATGCTCCTATATACGGATTTGATATTATAGCAGGTAAAAACAAAGTTACTGGTGCTTTCCATGACTATTCACCTACTGTAGATTGGGAACATTCTATGTGTCATTTGTTTAGAGATTGTGTACAAGATTTAGAATGGAAGAAAGAACGTGAACTTCCTCCTTGGGCTCAAGCTATATTCAGTAAACATATGGTAGCCGCAAGTAATGTAAAAGTAGATGAAATGGATCAAGTTGTAACTATGGCATTAGATAATCTAGACATGTACTTTGAAGAACTACCTAAATACACTAGTAATACATTAGATGTAGATCAAATCAAACGTAAACAAAACAGATACTGTCATTACCAGAAACAAAACCCACATACACCCAAAGCTATGGAAGCACTAGGGCTTGATCCAGATGATATACGACATTTTATTCAAGATTGTTTGTTTCCTGAAGTTAGTTCTTAGTAGTAATTAACTTACCATATTCAGGAAGATACAAATATTCAATATCACTTTGTTGCAATGTCCATAATGCATCTTCTAATGTTTCAACCAATGGCTCTCCGCCTAAGTTAAAACTAGTGTTGAATATAACAGGAACACCAGTACGTTCTTTCCACGCTTTGATTAAATTGTAGTAGTTTGGATTTTCTTCTTCAGTTACTGTTTGTATTCTACATGTTCCGTCAACATGTATAATAGCCGGAATCTTTTCTTCTACTCCTTGCTGACAGTTAACTGCATACATCATATGCGGACTGTCTTGCATACCACGTAAATCAAACCAATCGTGTACATCTTCAGCAAGTATAGTTCCAGCAAATGGTCTAAAGTATTCTCTTCTTTTTATTTCATTCACATGATCTTTACCGTCTGGGTCTCTTGGATCATACAATATACTTCTATTGCCTAATGCTCGAGGTCCATTTTCACAACGTCCTTGGAAGATGCTAACAATCTCTCTTTTTTCTAACAAATCAATAATATCTTCTTGTGAAGCATCACTAACAGTTGCATCATATTCTGTTGCAAGAGAATCAATATCTTCTTGATTGTAGCAGTAAGCAGGCCCTAAGTAAAGTGTTTGTGGTGTCTTTTCCATTGATTGTGTTATATGGTGATGATAATACAATGCGGCACCCATTGCAGTACCAGCATCATTACTTACAGGTTCAACATAAATGTTAATGTCTTGGTCTTTAAGTGCTTCTAGATAATGATAATTTGCAACACAGTTAAGACCGTATCCGCCACTTATAACAACATTATTACATCCAGTACTGTCTACTGCTTTGCGTATAATGTTAACCATTTCTTCTTGCGATTGTGTTTGTACTGCATAAGCCATATCTCTACGATTTTGTAGTTTTGTAAGATCAGGTCTCATGTGATTAACATTTTGAATCACGTCAGGATCATCATCAAATGATTGCAATGCTGAATATAATCCATTGTTTACAAATGCGCCATTTGGATAGTTAGGCACAAACATAGATCTACTAGAAAGTCGATTTTCTCCATATTGTTCATATAATGGAGGAATATTATCATTAGGCTTACCGTATGGAAACAATCCCATTGTCTTACCTGCTTCGATTTCAGCAAATCCACAATAATCAGTTACAGCTTCGTATGTTTTCGTAATACCAGCACGATCAGAGATTAAGACCTCAAGACTTTCTTGACCAGTTAATGGATCTTCTAACATAATAGGACCTTGATAAAAGGTTTTAATATCAGTAGTACCCATGTGTTTGTATATAGTATTAATACTAGAAGGATACTCGCAGGTAAAAATACTTTCAACCTCATAACCTACTATAGCTTGTTTTTCATTATTAAGTGGATAAAATGTTCCTGCTCCATCTGCTATAACTGCAACTGCTTTATCAAAGCCACTACGATAAAATGCACAAGAAGCATGTAGTTTGTGATGTATTCCAGACAGGTCATATACTTGCGGATGTGTAGTCTTGTATCCGCTTTCTAATTTAGGATCGATAAGTCCAAGTTTTCTAGCCATTCCACTATATACATCATCTCCAGCATAATCAACTGTGGCGGCAGTTTCAATAAGTGATTGGGTATGTGCAATAACTAAGGCATCAATTCTATTTGTATAATCTAAAGTTTTTACCATAGCGGCAAACGGCCCGCCATCATATTTTCTTCTACTTAATCTTTCTTCTTCGATGCTAAAAACAATTTTACCATCTTTAAGCAAGCAGGCGCCGCCATTGTGTCCTCTTGCAATAGCTAAAATATAGCCAGTTTGTTTTCGAGTAGTATTTGTTCGCACTACTCTGTAGATACCTTCTTGGTCATGGTCTGACATTATTACCTCACTTTTGTTGATTTAACACTGCCAATGGGGCTTGTGTTTTTGCATTTTCTTTGCCAAGGTTATTAATTTTATTTTGTATGTGGTCGAATTTTTTCTGATCAATAGGAGTTTGTTTAGTAAGACCAAGTTTATTAGTAACAGTTTTAATCACATCTTTAACTTGTTTCTCAGTCATTACCATAGAATCCTCATTAGCTCTTTCAGAATCAAAGTCCATTGTAATTCTAAATGGATTGTATATTCTACCTTTGTCTTTACCGTTATCAATAATAGTAAAGTTTTTAGTATTAGTATAACTTATATTCTGAGGAAATGTTGATCCAATAATAACCGTAGCAGGTTTGCCTAATGCATGAGCATAATGTTGTCCCATACTATCACAACCTAAGAAATAATCACTTGCTTTTACAATACCCATCCATTGCAATAGATTTGCTTGTGGTATAGCCGCTCCCATTGCTTCTTGTGCTGGTATCTTTACATTAGTCATCATTATAACTGCATAATGTTTTGCAAGCTCTTTGGTCATAGTTATGATATCATTAAGTTCAATACTCCTACCACTTTCATCAATTAAAAATTCACCATTCAGTTTTGCTCCGCTACCTAACGGTTGAAACACAACTGCTTTTTGTTTACCTGAATGTTTTTTAATTTCTGCAACCGTATTATATCCGAATGCTTGGTCGTTTCTACTAATACTTAATTCCATAGATTTAGTTTCAGGAATCTCATCAGTAGTTCCGTTGATAAGCATATCAAATGCTTGTATCATGTTACACTGTTGATTAAAGTAAGCGTTGAGTCTATAAGGCTCAGGACTTACGATCTCTCTATCTTTTAATAAATCACGGAACAAATTTTTATGTCCCACAGGGTATACGTTTTCTCTGAGAATTGCACTTGCAAAAAATAGTTCGTGCCATCCTTCAGCTACTATAACTACAGATTCATCTGTGTTTTGTTTATAGTATTCGAGAGCTGGTATAGCACATAAGACTCTACCTGCACCTCCATTAATAAAAAAGGCTTTTTTCTTTAACAAAATTTGCTCCAATTTTTATGAATACATAATTGCATTACTACTACAATAGCAGTAATTAACAACTATGTCAACAGTAAATTCAATTTTTAGTTTGCTTCGCCGTGACCAACACCAGGAGTTGCATTAGTGTCAGCATCATCTTCTTTTTTCAAGTCATCTAAGCCTGCGGCTTTGATTTCATTTCTTCTGCTCACTAACTGCATTGGCATCTTAGGTGCTTCAGCATCTACTGGATTAGAATTTGGATATTTCCAAGGCAATGCTGTTTTGCTACGATACGTTTCTACCGCTGTTTTATAAGCAGTAAGTAGTGCCGCTTCGTCATCAGGCAAATCAAATTGATCTAAGATTTCGATGAACATATCAGCTTTTCCTAGGTAAGTTCTTTGCTTTGGAGATAATGCATCTCTTTCGAACATACTTAAGATAGCTACATTATCATCGTCTAAAATCCAACCTTTAAAAGATCCGTCATCATTTAACTCGCCTCTTGGTTTCCAATAATAATCATGTATTGTTCTATTGTTTTGTTCTAGATACTTTGTACCATCTTCGAGTGTTTCTTCGTCGAATGTTGCTTCAGCGTCAGGCTGTGCCCCCCATAACAAATCTGCTATAGGTAAAAGCTCTGGATTTGCTGTTACATCAATGTCTACTGATATTTCACCATCATAAACAGGTCCCGTTAAACTTTGTGTATACGGTGACGTAAATCCATTATTATCGTTTGGACAAGTCACTGTAAGTACATCTGGGCCGATATAGGTGAATTCTTTGGTTTTTCCACCAGAAAAATCATTGATATACGGCTCATCTGGTATTTTGAATGTGTATTTAATTTCTACATCTGCCATTTAATTTTCCTTCATTTCTTTATTAAACATATTTAGCTCCATGATATTTGTACCAATCCGCCTCGTCCTGTATCACCTTTGTGATAAGTTGTACCGCCCATAACATGTGTGTATGAACCGCCATGCCCAGGATGATAAGTCCAGTTTCTACCATTACAGCCTCCACAGCATGTACCACTGTCAAAATATGCACATGAACAACCTTGAGTACAACCAAATACTAAGCCAGTATCTGAATCAAGTATTGGTGGTCTAGTATGCCATCCGTAGTTGTTTGTGTCAAAGCAACCACCGCCTATTAAACTTCTATACCCGCCGTTACATGTCCCATCTGAAACTACTGCGGCTGTTGTTGCACAGCTACAATAAGTTTGATAGTTACAACATTCTATCAATATAGGAACAACACCACAAGTACTACAACTGTTATCAAAACAATATTCACCATAACTACAAAAGCATGGTCCTGAAGTTGTACAGTATGGATTTTGGAATCTTCTACAGTTACCACCTGGCATACCTGGTGCACCACTAGCTACTCTCAACCAGTCTAACGCAATACAACTAACTTGATAACAGTGTGATCCGTCTGCTTTGAAACAGCAAATACCATTTCCTGTTACACCACTCATACATCCATATCCTGGATCTGTGTTACTACAACAATATCTTTGACAACTACAACCAGCACATACTGTGTATGTGTCACCTGGTGTAACATTAATTACCATCTCTGCATATGCTCCAGTTCCGCCAAAAACAGCGCCTCCACAGCAACATGCTGGATTGGAACCGCCGCCTGCACCCCATGCTTGGAATTTAGCCATTGATGCACCAACTGGTACAGTCCATGTACATGTTCCGCCTTCGCCATATTGCCAGTTTGTTCCACAAACTTTTATTTTATTTGTCGCACTGAGTGGCGAGCCTGATCCTGGTGGAATACCTACTCCATACCAGTACTGCTTAATATTTGTATTAGAACCATCTACATATGTTGGTCTTGCCGCCAAATATGCAAAATATAAATCGTTTTCTACGTCTGTTGTTCCAATGTCATAAACTGCTGATAAAAGTGAATCTAGTGATACAAATTTTGTTCTTACATCTGATTTTGTAGGCGTACTACCTGAAGAACTTAAAATTACTCCGTCTGTCCATACATTGCTGGTAACATATACACAACTACAGTTTTGTCCACTACCTGAGTAGTTACATTGACATAGTGACATATAACAATGATTAGACAAATCACACAAGTATCTACCGCCTGAACCGCCGCCTATGCTGTATAATCCACTTGTTTCATTTGCTTCGATAAGTTGTTTAACTTTATCAAGTAAAGATATGCCAAACACACCTTTGTAATCAATACCGCTGGCACCTGCTGAAATAGCGGCTTCTACCTTAGAAATTGCATTTTGTACTATAATGTCAGCCATTGTTTATCCGTTCCTTTAATATATTTACGTTGTTACCCATGATACCTGTACCATTCCGCCTTTGCCAGGCATACCATAAAACTGATTTGCTCCGCCCATAACATGTGTAGCAAATCCGCCATGACCTGGGTGGGCACCCCAGCTGATTGCATATACACCACCACAACATGAACCGCCTTGCATTTGTTGACAATAACAACCACATGTATCCGAAAACATTAATCCAGTGTCTGCATGAACGATTGGTGGTCTAATGTGATAACCGTAGTGGTTAGTATCAAAGCAACCACCGCCAATTAATCCTCTCATTCCCATAGTTTCGCCAGTCATTCCTGCAATGTCACATGCTGTAGTAGCACAGTTACAGAACTGTCCACCTCCACTTGTCCAACAGTTAGCATATACTGGTACAACACCACAGGTGCTACAACCTACTGCACAATATTCACCTTGCGAACACCAGCAGTGTCCTGAGTTAGTACAGTATTGGCTTCCCCAATACCAACATCCACCGCCTGCTGATCCAGTACAAACTTTAACACATCTAAAACTTTCACAGTTTGTGTTGTAACAAAATTCTCCGTCTGCTTTCAAACAGCAGATTCCGTTTCCAGTAACATAACTCATACAACCATATGCTGGAGTATATGCACTACAACAACAACCGTTTTGGGCACATCCTGCACAAATTGTGTATGAATCACCTGGTGTAACTTTAATTGTCATCTCAGTGTATGCACCGTTTGAGCCGCCTGGCGAACCGCCACAACAACATCCTGGATTTGATCCTTGTCCTGCACCCCATAACTGGAATCTAGCACAAGTGGCTCCTGCTGGTACTTGCCATGTACAGTTTGCACCTTCTCCGTTCATCCAACTACCGCCACATACTTTAATGTAATCTGTATTACTAATTCTAGATCCTTGTGGATAACTGCCGCCGATGCCATACCAAGCAAATAACACATCGTCATCTGCCGCGGCTTCGTAGTCTGCTTTTAAGCCCAAATACGCAAGATACATGTCGTTTTCAACTTCAGTAGTTGAAGCAGTATAAATTGCCTCTAGTACTTTTAAACCGTTATTACTTGATTCTACATTAAGTATAAATGTTCTTACGTCTGATTTACCAACAGCCGAACCGCCTGGATTTCCTGGAAGCACTGTTTTATCTCTCCAAACACTATAACATCCACTTGGACAACCTACAGGACAGTTGTAAAAAGTATCAGTACAACTAGTACCAGATCCAGCATAAGCACACAAACAATATGAGATTTTCAAATAATTTGACAAATCACAAATGGGCTGTGTTGCATTACCAGCTCCGCCGCCTGGCGTACCATATGGACCAGTTGCATTAGCATCAATAATATCTTTAATATACAATTTTAAAGTTTTTCCCAACATAGGACCATAATTAATTTTAGACGAGCCTTGATTAATAGCCGCTTCTATGTCTTTTATTGCATTATGTACTAGTATATCTGCCATTTATAATTTCCTATTCTTCCTATTGTATTTATGTCACCGTTACAGTGGATACTTTGCCATCAGATGAGTAAGTAGCCGCTACAGTTTTGGTTACACCAGTTGTTGATAGTTCCTCATAACCTGTAATATTACTACTTGAATCGTATGTAATATTACTATATTGAACTGTTTCGTTAGTGGTACCAACAAGTTGACCAGCAGTATTTCTAGTTGTATCAGCTATATCAAACGGTGCAGACAATTTAGCATTGTTAGCCGCCGCGATTGCAACTTGTGTTTGTGAATCAACGTATGTTTTAACAGCTTGCTCTGTTGGAACCGCTGTATTACTGTTACCACTAAGTGAACCATCTGCACTAAATTCATTAATACTTTCACCTAACTGAGCACCGATGCTACCCAATCTCAAACTTGTCAAACCACTTAGGTCAAACGCACTAGCATCCAATGTAGCTCTACCAGTTGATTGGTCAACTCTAAAGTAGTTACCAACTCTAAAGTTACCGTCTTGGTCTGTACTTACATAATAAACACGACCTGGATATGTCTCTGTAACTTCTTGTCCTTGAGCCGCTGGTTGGGTAGGTTCTCCTGGATAGTTGGTTGTTGCTCTACCACCTGTACCAATGCTTAGGAAGTCATGTCCTGTTAATCGTGTCTGACTATACTTATATCTTAACTTAAATCTTTGTCCGTAATATGTATCACTAGTAACTGGCTTTTCTGTAGCAATAGTAATTGTACATGTACCTAGTACTGTAGGATCAGTGCTAGCTTGATATCCACTAACGTTTGATACAATGTAACTTACTGTATCTAAGCCAACATTTTGTGTTGCAGTTATATCTGTGTTGTCTGCCGGTGAGTATGTAGGACCTGACACAAATTCAATACTTGCACCTGGTCTTGGTATTTCACTAAGTCCTGCTAGTACAAGGCTAAATCCATGCTGACCTTTTGATCCGTCTATTGCTAAATCTGCATACTGTCCATCGTCAGCAGTAATTCTTGTTCCATTGGCTACTAGTTCTGTCCTGTACATACCAGAGAATCTTTCCCAATGGGAGTCAGCTAAACTGTGTTGTGTAGTTGTAGTATACACAATAGTTGGTTTATCACTGTATGCTGTGTGAATTGCACCTGCTGTTGCACTTACAAATATATGATCTGAAACATTACTGCTTATTCCAACATTTACTGTAACTGTGGTGCTGGTTGCTTGAATAACTTTTACAAACACACTATTCTTAGCAGGGTCTGTTGCTCTTGGATATGTGTGATTTGTTCCGTGACTGTCCTGAGCACAAGTCCAAATCATACTGTCTTGTGATATTTCAAGGTTAGCACCAACATTCAATCCGTGCGTTCCGATATCCATTGTCATAATACCAGTTGTTGGTTCGTATGTAGCACTTGTAGCTGTATAACTAGTACCACCACCCATTCCTGGATGACTATAACATACACTGTAAAGTTTGTTACTTGTTGGAGCCGCTCCTACAATCCAAACTTCTCTGTTGGTTGCGGCATTAAATCCAGAGGCGTATGCGGCTAAATCAGCTACTTTGGCACCATCTAAGTAGTATTCAACTGCACTTCCTGTTAGTCCTGTTATAGCATCTTTAACTGGATTAAATTCTGTTCCACCATTATGAATGCCGTCTTGTGTTTCACTAAAGTACAGTGGGTGTCCATCATTACTGTCATCGTTCTGTTCAAAGATATACAGTCTATGTAGTGTATCCATTTTATGTGAACCAAGTAGTTCCCCATCAAACACATATTGATTTCCAAGTCCGTGTCCTGCATCAACTACTGATACTTTAACTGTTTTACCTGTATAACCTTTTCTTGTATTGTTTACAACTAATCTGTGATTAGCCGCTGGCTGAATGTTTGTTTGAATATTTGCAATTTCCGATGTAGTTGCACCGTAATGTATCATTGTTCCACTTGTAAATAATGTACCTGTAATAAGTCTACTTGCTGTACCGCCACTTACATAAGCACCAAATCCAGTACCATCTAATGAAGTTGTTACGCCAGCATCACTGAACAATTCAATTGTGTTCGCTGTTACATTATTTGCATAGTATGTATTGTTGTTAAGTTCTGTCATACCAACTACGCCAGTAATATTTTTTACTTCCTGTCCGTTACTATATCCGTGTCCTGTTATTGTTAAGATAACTGGATTACTTCTAGTAGCATCAGCAATTACTTCTGTTACTGTACTCCACCCATTAATTGCACTACTATCAAAATAATTTGTTAAGTCTGGGTTTGTACAAACTTTAAAACTTGTTGAATCAACAACATCAACATACCAAGTTCTATTGTACATGCTAGCTGTGCCATGACTACCTAATGTCTTTGCCCAATCATTTGGCAGTACGTCTTTAAATGCCATCATATCACCGTCTGCAAAGCCGTGTGCTCCGCCTAGTGTTGCTGTACCGTCACTGGTGTATGCTGTAAATCCACTACTGTCTGTTCCATCTAGTGTAAATGTGTCTGCATCTACTACTGTAATTGTATAACTGTTACCATTAAGTTCTGTCATTCCAACTACGCCTGCAAAACTAATTGACTGCCCTGTTGCAAATCCATGAGCTGTAGCTGTTACACTTGCTGGGTTAGCTTGTGTTACTGCTGACACCGTTGCATCTTTTGCAGTAGTAATGGTCATGTTTGGTTCAATGCTTACCGCTGTTGCTGGTTTGTTTGTAGTTGTTGTACCATGAGTAACTTTATCTCCCACAGTAAACCCGTCAGTAGTATTAAGTGATGCTCTAGTATAAGTTAGTGTATCACCATAGATATATCCATCTGCGGCTACTTCGTTTGTATCATATCCAGCACTCAACGCACCATACATACCATAACTGTTGTTTCCGTTCAATGCACGAATCTTACCGCCGCCTGTTGTTGCGTATCCGTAATCACAGTAGTAAGTAAAGCAAGAAACAATCTCGCTCAATCCGTTGTTGCTTACCCAAAAGCCAATACCGCCATCATGCACTTGTGTAAATGTGTGAAACACCATACTACCCGCTGTGCCTGAGGCAACAACCGATCCATCAACAATAGCACCTACGCCTCCAGTTGAGAACGCACTTGATTCTTTGATGTAAGGTGATTTAAGTATTGTAGAACCTGGTTCTAATCTAAAATAGCAACCTTTTACTGTACTAGTTAGTGGATCTCCAGGAGTGCCAAGACTAAATCCTGTTAAGCCTTTTAAAATTACACCCTCAATCATTGTACCTGTGTTCACATAAAACATAGTTTCTTCTGCGTTAGGTACACCGTTGTCTCCATTACCAGCCGCTGGCTGAATGATACAGTTACGCTGTCCATCACCAACAATAGTAACATTTGGTGGAATATGTATCGGAAGCACTTCACTATAAGTTCCGTCTTTGATAAAAATTGTAGCTGGTGTTCTGTTTGCTACGTCTGCATTAATATAATCACATGCATATCTAACACTAGCAAACGCATAGTCAATAGCCGCACCGTGATTTACATCATCAGCACTACTAGTTGAGTCTTCACTTACATAGAAAATTTTGTCATTTTCACCACTAAACTGCCAACTGTATGTTGAACCATCTGGTGTTTGTAGATACTTACCAGCATTACCTGCTGTATTTGGAAGCACATAACTAGCACCTGCAACAAATTCATCCCAATAATTATTTGTGTTCAAATCAATAAAGAAGTCTGCGCCGGCTGTATGATCTATTTTTGCAATATATGTACTCACACTGTTTTTAACAATATCGTCTTTTTTATAGTCGACGCCAATTGTCCATATGCCCATATAGCGTACACCGCTATTAAATTTTTGCCATTTATTTGCGGCTAAATCTGTTGCAAATACACCTGAAGTGTGTCCTTCTAAAACAACATATGTGTTACCTCCATATGCAACAATATCATTAATTGCATAGTCGGTTGCTGTAGCCCAATCGCCTCTGGTTCTCACACCAGTACTGAACACTTCCCATTCTGTTGTGTTAGTGTCAGGTTGTGTATTTACATTGTCAACTTTTGCTCTATAAACATTTCCGCCATAGCGTACTGTTTGACCAACTCTGTAGTTAGAACTAGTATTCCATTCGCCTTGATAATCATTACCTGTGCTAAAAATTTCAAAGTATGCAAGGTTTGTTGGTAAATTACCTAATGATGTTTGTGTACATCTGTAAATGTTTGCACCGTATGCTACTAAATCTCCTGGTTGATATGTAGAGGCTGAGTTGTATACACCTTCAGCACTAATACCTTCAACAAATTTGTCCCAGTTGTTTGTATCTGTTGGCGCATTACCTGTTGTATCTTGTTTTGCAATATAGACCTGAGACCCGTATTTTACAAGGTCATTCTTTTGATATGCAGTTGCAATGTTGAAGTCACCTTCCCATTGAATACCGTCTGCAAATTGACTCCAGTATGTTGGATTCGGAGGAGTGTTTCCTTGTGTATCTAATACACAAATATATACTTTACCACCGTGTGTAACACCATCGCCTACACGATATTGCGTTGCCGCGTCATATTCAGATCTAAACTTGAAGCCTTCGATCATTAATGTCCAATATGCGTTATTAGTAGGAATGTTTCCTGTACTCTTAACCACATTGGCATATACATAAACATTACCGCCGTACTTGACGATATCATTCATTTCATATTCTGTTGCGGCATCATAGGTGCCTGCAAAGTGAAATCTAAGTTTTCCGAGGTCTATAATCGTAGCCATTTATTGCGTCCTGTCTTTAAATTTACTAAATGTATTTATGCCAGTCCTCATGATAAAAACTTCATCCTTAAATGACCTGAACTATCGATATCAAACTCGATAGCATCAATACTCCAAAAGTGTTGAACATATGCATTTGCATCCGTTATCTCTGGATAAATGGTATCAGGTATTACAATAGGATCTTCATCATTGGCATCAATGATTTCTATTTGTAAATCTCCAGTTGACCCATCGAATCTAAAACCATAAAATGTTTTATCACCATATTGTGTTCCTGTATATATACCGCCTGTACTATCTGTTCTTGAATTATTCATTGTCATTTTATAACGCCTGGTCTAATAAGCTGACTGTTACAGTAAAAGCACTCGCTCTGTCTGCTTTAACTTTTAAGGCATCTCCATTTAGTAAGTATATTTTATTTTGAGATACCAAGTCCACTGTTTCATTAGGAAAAAGCTTCAACTTGTGAGCAACATGTGTCACAGTTGTATCTGCATGTACTATTTCTAATGTAATAGGTAATGCACTGCCTTCGACATTAGTAACATATGCACTATGTAAAAAGTGTTGTCCAGCACCACAAGTAACTAAAGTTGTACCTGTAGTAGTGTTAATAGTTGATGTTTTATATGTCGTAAATGCTGGCATGTTCTTCCTTGTATGTTATAGTTATTTATTAAAAATCTAACAAGGCAAACAACCCACTTCCACCGCCGCCTCCGCCGCTTACGGTGCCTGGTTCGAATCTACTATTTGCTAAACTATATACTAAAACTTGTCCGTCTGCAACTCCAGTAGTATCAACATCATTGAGATCTCCTACATTTTTCGCCGCAAATGATGTATCAAATTCTGCTTGACTGAAGCTATCTCCAGGTACAAATTTGGCGCCATCCCACACAATAGTTTGCCCAGTTGTAGGAGCATTTGTAGTTGTATCAACGTCTGTGAGGTCATCTATGCTCATACCTTCGATGGTTGCAAACAAAGATTTATTCATTGTCCAGCGGTCATTGGCGGCGTCATATGTAAATGTTGCTGTTCCGTCAACACCTAAGTCTGCTGTTAATCCTGCTCCATCTGACGATGCCGCATTTGGGGATCCTGAAGCTATAGTGATGTTTTTATCATCTACATCTAGTGTTGTACTGTTAATTGTAGTTGTAGTGCCATCTACTTGCAAGTTACCTTTAACTTGTAATAGACCTGTGTTATCACCTATGCCAGCTGGGTCAATAATAAATGTACTCGGACCTCTGAGTTCACCTGTTAGTGTAATATTGTTGGAAATTTCTGTATCACCAGTACTTGGATCGTGATCAACATTTCCTGCAAAACTACCTAGTTCAAAATTCTTACTTGTGGGCATTATCCTGCTCCTGGTTCAGTGGGCCATGTTACATCATCTAAACTAGTTGCTGATTCTGTAATATCTCTGAGTGCTTGTCTATATGTCTTCCAATCATCAGCCATTGTAACGTCACTGTTAGCCATCCAGTCGCTTGTAGCAATTCTACGATTGCGTTCTTCTCTCAATAAACGCATAGGTTCTGCGGCTAGAAGTTCATCTGCTTTTGCTTTTACATCTTCCCAAGTACAACCCCAATCACTTTCTGCTGTGCTTTCTATTGCTGTACCATTAGCGTCTGCACCTGTTACTTTGGCATACATACTGGCAAATTCTTCTTTGCTTGTGGGTTTTCCTCTTAAGACCCATTCTGTAATGCCTAGTTCAGTTAATGCTTGTGCTATATCTGTCATTCGTATATTCCTTTGATACCAATATTTATCCGATTAAGTAAACGGATAATGCACTGTACCTGTCAGTTGCATCTGTGTTTCTATGAAATCCTCTAGCACCGCCAGAAGCGTTTATTATTCTACAAGCATCATTTGCATTTAACTGTAATGCCATATGAAGATTAACAAATCTGTTATCATCATTTGAGAAAGCTCTAAGTATAATATTACTAGAACTAGTACCACCAACTGTAAGAGCTAGTTCAAGGTCTTCTAAATTATTATTTAATATTGTTGCATTAATTTGATAAAAACCTGTAATAGGAATTGTAAAAACCCCAGTACTTAATGTAATTCCAGAACCAGATATAACTCTTCTATACGGAACAACAGACATATTTTGTATAGTATCGTAAGCCGCACTACTTCCATTGTGCATATCAGCAAATAAAGTAGGTCTTGCTGGAGTAAGTATTCTTCCAGCTGTGTCAATCGACATAGCACTTGTACCGTTGGTGTGTTGAATATTATCTACTTTTAGTGTACTCATTGTGCAACCTCTTGTAATATAAGTGTGGCAGTTTCGTATTCAGAAAAGGGTATTTCAACTGTTGACCCAGTGCTTGATCTAAAATAAACACTGTATGTAGTTGCATTTGTTGTTTGAGGATCATCTAAATAATTCATAGATATTGCTCCGTGTGACCTAGCACCTCTAGTCTCAACTACACACATACCTTGAGTCTGTCCACTCAAGTCTGTATTGCCTCTGTAGATGGTAGCAATACAAGTTGTATCATCTGTATTATTATTGTTACCTGTTGTTGAAACCATTACTAGTATTTTACTGTTGTTGTATTTTGGTGTAATTGCACCTGAAATATTTGTAGCTGAAAAACTTGTACTACCGCTTGCCGCTCTTATTACAGGAGAAAAAACATGTTGTACGACCTGAACAACATGTCCCGGAATTTTTACACCATGACTTGTTGTTTTTTCAACAATATTGTTTACGCTGAGTGTACTCATTGTGCGATCTCACTTATTACAAGATGTACCAAGTATTCATTATTTCCACCTGGGCTGTTAGTAAAATACCCTGTTCCTGATCCAACATCAAAATAAGGTTCGTATGTTCTTGCACTGGTGTTGCCTGCTGTTTCAAACCAACATGCTGAGTAACCTCCGTGATGATGATCTGTTCCATTTGTATACATAGATTCCCAACGACCAGTTCCAACTGTGTTTACATTTGAACCATCTTTGTAAAGACTTACATCTAATTGTTGGTTAGCGGCAACGTAACTTCTTCCACCAAGTAATCTAATTTGAATTAAACTTGTGGAATATAAAGGAGTTATACTGCATTGTAAACCACTAGCAACCGGAGTAGTAGATGAGGTCGAAATATTACCACCTATACTAGCTCTTTGTATCTGTATTATATGTCCTGGAATGTGTACACTTGAGGCTGTTGATACACCTTGTAGTTGATCTACTTTTAATACGCTTGCCATTATACCACTGTCCAATCACCACTCACTGTAACTGTTACACCACTTGCAATAGTTACTGGTCCACCAGATACTGCATTTTCACTTGATGCTACAGTTGTATTTGTATTAATTGTGTTACTGTGTATTCTTATTGGACTAGTTTTTAATTCAGCATCACTAGCACCTTCTATAGTACCTGTAACTTTAACACCATCATATGTAATTCTAAAACGTTCTGCTAAAGTAGAACCGTCATAGGTTTGAAATGCAAGTTGATTTGTATTGCCATTAGTACCATCAAATGTAATATTTGCACCTTCTACACCTGCTTGACCTAACCATTTAATAGCAGGTACATTTGCATTATTAAGTCTTTTAAATTGTAAAGTAGGTTCTATAGTTTCTAGTTCTATGTTTGTACCATGGAAGTGACCATTAATATCAATGTTACCATTACCAACAATATTTTTAGCAAGAAGGTCTAAATCGCCTCCTAGTTGTGGACTAGTATCATCTACTACATCTGACATACTGCCACCACCGCCACCAGCACCTGGTTGCCATTGAAGGTTAGAATTTGACCATACTAACGCTTGACCATCTGTAGCTCCAGCTTGGTTAATTGTGATTGTTTTTAGTTTGTTTAAAGGCATTTACTGTGTCCATCTGCTATACATATTTAGTGTGTTATCCTTCAATAGTAAAGCTGTAAAAATATGTACTGCTGGTTAAACCTTGTGCATCAACATCAAAGAACCAACTGGTATAATCTGTATTACCATAATATCCATTCACTACACTTATGCCACCTGAGATAGTAAAGACTTTGTCAGGATTAAATGTTTCTACGGTAATAGTATCACCTACGGATAAATTATTTAATGCATTTCTAAGACCAACTGCTAACGTACTTTGTGAATTGCCTCCTGTAGTTTGCTGTCTGATCCATATTTGAGTATTACTTGTTGTACTGTCAGACGTGGTTCTCCATTGTCCGTGTGTTACAGCTGAGCCAGATACTCCCTCGCCACCTGTCCAACTTTGTGTTGCCGGAGCTGTTCCAGGATATGAGAATCTTATTGCTCCTTGCTTTCCATCCTCTCCTGCTTTACCTAAAAACCAACGATATGTAAATTGTCCACCGCCAGAATATATAGTTTGATTTCTAATTTGTCCGCCGGCTCCGCCACCACCACCACCTCCGTAGCCAGTAGTTGATCCAGTTCCTCCAGCTTGACCGTCACCTGCCACTTGATAGTTATAAGGACTTGTAAACCCCATTGCTGGTGCGTCTGCTCCGTTACCACCTGAATTTGTTCCACCGTATAAACGCATGCCGCCTCCATCGCCACCAGTAGCGGCTTTGTGATAGTTAAATCCTCCAGTGCTTCGATGAAATGATCCTATACCATAACCGCCCATACCGCCATACGCGACTCCGCCTCCTCCGCCAGCTTCAATAGAGCTTCGTTGCGTATTTCCATTGTAACCAGTTAAAACTGTTATATCTCCATTTTGGTTCACCCAATTAACATAGTTAGTACCGCCACCGATACCTCCACTGGAAGATGCACCAGGATTTTTTCCGCCATAGGCTGATAATATATAACTTGTAGGACTACTATAGTTGGGATCACCTGTATAACTTATGCGTGTGTCTCCACCGTCAGTTCCATTAACTTGATTAGTAGGATATATTTGACTTGCTCCGTTTACAGTTTCAAAAGGAGAGTTTGTATTTTGATAGCCGCCTGTTCCTGCTTTACCTATTATGAAATAAAATGTTTCTCCAGGAGTTACAGTCAAGTTTTTTACATAGACGTATCCACCACCTCCGCCTCCGCCTCCGGATCCAGACGAGTAAAGTCCTTGTGCGCCACCGCCTCCAGCACCAATAGCGGATATATCTATACTAGTCACACCTGCCGGCACTGTCCATGATTGATGAGAATTAATATTAGTTGTTTCTGTAAGGAACTCTACAGAACCTTCAGCAGTGCCGCCTGCACCTGCTCCAATTCCGCCGTATGCTTTGACTGTTGCTGTACCTGTTGTGCTTATAATTGGCATCAAATATCCTTACGCAAATTGTGTCATTGTTCCAAAAACTTCAAATGTCGCTGAGCCTGTTTTTACTACGCTAAAAGTATACCAATCTGTACTATTGGCATTACCAGCAGTTGGTGCTGAGCCACCTGACCACTGAGGTGTAACTGTGGTACCATCAATTTGTACGGTGCTTATATAATAACCTGTAGATCCATTTTGAAATGACACTGCTAGTGTTCTAACTTGATTAGTAGATGTGCTACCATCAAATGTAGTACCACTGTCTCCACTTATAAAAAGTGTTCTGTTGTTTTGTTGATCTACATTTAATCTTAAAATTTGATAATCGTTTGAATAGAAAACAATAGTACCAGCATTTGTATTTGAAGTAGCTGACTCTTCTATTACAGATCCTATAAACTGATTTGATGATCCTGCACCTGCTGAGCCGGCTGTAAATAAAGATTTCCAAGAACCATTTTCAGCAACAAACGTCTTATTGAGAGTGCTATCATAAACCATGTCACCGTCTGCTAGTGTAATTGCATTTCTATTTGTTGTTGATACGTTGTACAATCTCAATGGACTCTGACTAACATGTACTCTACTGCTAGAATCAGCTTCTAGTGTAAGACTACTCGCACTTGATATAACAGGAGAACCTGATTGTGTACTTGTTATACTGCCCGTTATTGATAAGTCATCATCAACTATTACTGTTGAACCGCTACTGCTCATTGTACTGCCTGAGAAACTTATATCCCCAGTACTACCACCGGATCCTATATCACTATAAGTTGTCCCGTCATTTGTAAACTCCCATTTATCTGTAGTTTCATTCCATCTTATATCAACGTTATCACTAGTTCCACGCTCTACTGCTATGCCTGCATTTTCTGTTGGAGTTCCAGTTACATCATTGTTAAGCACTACAATGTTATCGCTTACATTAAGTGTTGCTGTGTTTATTGTTGTTGTCGTACCATTAACTGTTAAATTTCCTGTGATGTTTAAAGCATCATTTATTGTAATAGATGATCCACTACTGCTCATAACACTACCACTAAAAGAAATGTCACCTGTACCAGATCCGCCAAGAATTTTTATAATACCTTTCATCGAACTATGAGCACCACAGTAATAATATAATTCATCCGGTGCATTCATCGGAGGTGTAAATCTAACTGTACTAGTTCCGCCGTTGTTAACTACTCCACCAACATAAAGTGCTCCGCCAGCACTGTTGACACTTTGAATTCTAAATGGGTGGTTTGCCGCAATATTAGTAAAATCGTATCTTACTCCTCTAGTAAGGTACAATGTTGGATTATTTTGACTACTAGTAAAAAAGTGATTATTTGTATCACTAAACACATAGTTAGGAGACGAACTGCCAGATAAACTAAAAGTATATACAACACTGTTTCCATTAACATCTAAGTCACCACCGAGTTGCGGAGTTGCATCATCAACAAGATCATTCATACTACCGCCACCACCACTGCTGATAGTAATTGTTTTAGTTGCTCCTGTACCGCTAGCTGTAACACCTGTGCCAACAAAGTTAAGTGTAGTTGCATCAGTTGTAAGCGTTGAGCCTTCGTCTTGAATTGTTAATGTGCTTCCTGCGGCACTTGATGCCCACTTAAAACTTGTTGTAGCATGGTCATAAGACAGTACTTTTCCATCGTCACTTGCTGATATTGCATCAACATCTTGTATGTCTTGTAAATGTACATCTACAATATTACCACTTGCTGTTAAGTCGGTGGTTTGTATCATATTTGCTACATATTTGACTCCACTACCATGTGTATAATCTTCACCTGCAAATTGAAAATCTGCCTTATCTCTTACTCTACTCATACCGGTAAGTACCTTATATCTATTTGTTGTCCATTGAGTGGAGCACTAGCAAATGTTAATGTTGTTCCACTTACGCCGTAATCTGCAGGAGTTAAAATTAATCCGTCTAGTATTACTAATATACTATCAGCACTATGACCTCCTGGGATTGTATATTGTGCTAAACTACCATTTCCTATATATTGATCACTAGTATATGTTAAATCTAGTTTTGCATTTGTAACTGTTCCATCACTAGGAGCACCAATGTTGTTTAGTATACCATAACCTCTAGCTTCAACTATTTGACCGTTTTGTGGTGTGCCTCCTAGTGTAATAGTATTTCCACTTAGTGTTATATTACTATTAAGTTGAGGAATTCCATCTACAAAAACTTGTATGTTTGCTTTTGTACCAGGATTCTGACTGAGTGTGAATATGGCTGTTCCGCCATTTGCTGTAAATTCATCCACAAAACTATTTGTTGTGTTTAGGTTTTCGGCTGTAATCAATGACGGTACATAGTTACCAGCACTTTGATCGTAGACTAAAACTCTACCGCCTGCTAATCCAGTATTCACTACATCACTTAGATCATGTATACTCTTAGTGCCAAAATCAGTGTTAAAAGATCCAGTTGAATATGGATCACCTGGAATAAACTTTGAGTTTACATTATCCCAAACTATAATTTGACCATCGGTAATACTTGCTATATCTACATTAGATAAGTCTTCAATACCTTTTGTAGCGAAGTCTGTATCAAAATTAGTTGTTGCATATGGCACAGCTGGACGATAATGAGTAACGTCCCATACAAGCATGTCTCCTTGGTTTGGAGCATTAACACTATAGTCTACATCCGAAAGTGAATCGGTAGTGTGATTACTTAAATCGCTAACTTGACCTGTTACATTACCAGTTAAATTTCCATGTACTCTAGCAACATTAAGTTCTTTATTTAAATTCCAACGATCATCTGATGTTGTATATGTAAATGTAGCATTTGCACCATCAACTGTGATGCCTGCGCCATCTGCCGCGGCTGACGAACCTGCACCACTAGCTATAGTAATATTAAGGTCATCTACGTCTAATTGGGTACTATTTATAGTGGTGGTTGAACCATTAACGGTAAGATTACCGTCAATGACTGCATTACCTGACATATGCAAGTCTTTCCACTTTAGTGTTGTGCTACCTATGTCTCTTAAATTAGTTTGATCAGGTAAAAGATCAGTTGCAAAAGAGGATCCAACAGTTGCGTTGATTGTAAGTTGGTCATTAGCATCATCATAGTTGATTGTAATATTGTTACCAGCTTGTAGTAATGACCCAACTCTATCATCAATGCTTTCGTTAGATGCATACAAGTTACTTGTACCTTGCGGTACATCATCACTGTCAAATGCAGTATTAACACGGATCAATGCTTCCCAACTTCCAGAAGTTGAATTAAACTGCCAGCCTCTGCCTAGTGCTACGAATGTTTGTCCATTGGTTGGATTTGTAGGAAAATTTATTGCCATGTTATCTCATTATGCTCCAGTTCCACCATTTAGTGCTTTTACAACTGTGGCTAATCTATCAACTGCTTCTTCAATAGTTGTTGGTGCAGTGCCGTTCCAATCAGATGTTACTGCTGGTGAATAAGTGTAACTGCTGGAAAATCCTAATTGTCCATTACCATCTGTTTTTAAAAATTGATTAGCTGTTCCGTCCGAAGTTGGAAAGTTCATTCCGCTTAAAACAATAATGCCCGGACCATTAGGTTGAATTACAATATTACCACTGCTAGAACTTACAATGCTGTTTCCGTTAACATCTAAATCTCCACCAAGTTGTGGTGTAGTATCAAGTAATAGATCCGCAAGTCCTGCTGTAAAGTATTTGTTTGTTGAGCCTTCAGGTAAGTCATCTGTATTAACTTGATTTGTTCCTGTACCAAAATCAATGTGTGTATCATTAATGCTATTAGCAGTTGGTGTAAACACAGGAGTTACTGTGCTTATGCTTGTTATATGTCCTTCTGCATCTACAACAATCGCTGGAATAAGTGTTCCTGCTCCATAAGAACCAGCAGTTACACCACTATTGCCACTGTGTACATTAGCACCGTTAATTTGTGTTGCACCTGTTGCATAATCTATTGTAAATTTGTTTAAGCTGGCTCCAAATGCAAGATCTCCGCTTGCGTCAATTTGCATACGCTGAACACCTGCTGTAAAAAAGTCTATTTCATCATTGTCAACACCTGATTCAAATGCAATTCTCGTGTCACCGTCACTGTCTTCGGTTGCTTCTGTTCCTGCTAATAGTTTTTGCCATCCATTTCCGCCACCATGATAAAATTCCATGCCATGAATAGATGTATTGTATCTGAACATACCTTGTGTAAGTCCTTGAGCACCAGTAGGTCTCTGTGCAGTAGTTCCCATTGGTCCTACAAATGCTCCTGTGCCTACTGCACTTAATGTTGCACCTGTCCAAGTTAATGTACTATCACCAACTAATTTACCGTTAACATTTGCATAAGGAATTTGTGTTGAAACTACATTTTGAGCTGTTAAGCTAGTAGCTTCTAAGTTACCTGATCCGTCAATACTAATTAATGTGTGGTTTGATAATCCTAGTTGTGGAAGTGTAATAGCAACTATCTCACCAGTAATGATAACATCAATTTGATCGCCGTTTTGTGGTGTTGATTGAAAGGTAATTATTCCATTTGTTTCAGTGTAGTCGTTTGTGTTTTGCATCAACACACCGTTTAAAAACACCATGCTAATAGTGCCATCGCCTGCATTAGGATCAAAGACTGTCTGTGATCCATTAGCTGTAAAGTTTACAGGAATAAAACCTGTGTCAGCACCACTAACAACAGATATCCATTCACCGCCTGTATATACATAAAGTTCAGCAGTAGTACCCGTATCAAACCAAAGGTCACCAGAAACAACACCAACAGTTGGTGCATTATTTTGATAATAAGCTGTTCCGCTACCTTGTGCAATAGTTTGGAATGTTGCATTACCTTGAGCGTCTAATACTGGAACTTGCCCAGTTGTGCCTCTAGCAGTTGGCAGTTTATAAAATGTTGCACTGTTAGGATCACCAATTATAAAGTCACCATTGCTGTCTATTCTTGCACGTTCAGTACCTGCTGTAGTAAAACGTATTTTATCTTCGTCTGCTACAGTTTCGACTTTAATATGTGTATCAGCATCTTGGTCAATAATTGCATCGCCTGTGCCTCCACCGCCGCTACCTGTAATAGTAATAGTTTTAGTTGCGCCTGTGCCTGTTGCAGTAACACCAGGTCCTACAAAATTAATTGTAGTAGCCGCAGTAGTTAAACTTGTACCTTCATCTTGAATAGTAATTGTACCGCCTACAGTACCCCAACTATAATCTGTACCATCATATATTAATGCTTGTCCAGTCGAAGCAGTGTTTAGATTTAAGTGTGTATCTACATCTGCATCAGTATATCCAGCATTGCTTACCCAATCATAATCACTGCCATTCCAACTTAGTACTTCGCCAATTTGTGCTGTAGCTTGATTTAAATGTGAGTCTACATCGCTATCGCCATATTGTGCCGCACCTGAAATAGTAATTTTATCTGTAATAGCATCTGTGGTAATTGATATTCCAGTTCCTGCTACTAGTGTAAGTGTATCTCCTACTTGATCTGCTTCTACAGTAGTTTGTCCTGCTACTGCGATTTTATCAAATACATTTTGAGAACCTCCACTAACATCAAATCTTATACTATCGTTGTTTGAATTA